ATGTGCTACTAGGATATCATCACGGTTTTGTTTACGATACTCTTTAAATGAGCCGTCCTGTATACCGTCTTCGATGGGCTCCATCTTAAATTCAACTTTATTGTTTTCGCTATCACCTGGAAGTGGAATATATAGCGTTCTGTGAGACTGCCCCCTGAGACTTGTCTGTAAGAATCTAAACATCTTGTCTTCTGCATCTCCAGAAAGTTTGGCACCCTTTAATGTTACAACATATCTTGGGACTGCCTTGTTTGCAAAATAATCAATATTGTATTGTGAAGCAAGAGAATCTCCATGTAGTGAGTTTATGGCCGACATTATGTCTGGCACTCCGTAGAATGTATTTAGAGGTGAGTACTGCTTAAAGTGAATAATTTCATTTGGTCTAGCATCTGTGGTTAGTGGGTTTTGATTCTTTGCCCCAAAGTTGCGGAAGTAAACAATTTTGTTTCCAATGATCTGAACGTATCCGTCTTTTAGTCTTCTAACTCTCATTGTTGTTGCTGGTATATGTCCAACGTATCCAATTTCTCCACGAGTTGTTCTACCAATTTCTAAGTAACCATTACCTGTTGACTGAAGATCTGTATAAACTTTTTCCATTGTGGCTGTAAAAGAGTCGTCGTCATTTAGAGACTCCAGCCAATCACGCATTTCAATCTTTGCTCTTTCAATTCTCTTTCTTGCTTTTTGTGTTGCGCTGTTATCTTCTGACGCTTCTAGTCTCATCATTGTTCTTGGAGAAACCTTAAACTCATATCCCAGGCCAACAATGTTTTCTACCTTTGCATCAATTGCTGCGTGGTTTGCAAATGATGTATCGTAGTAGTTTGCTAATTCATAAAGATTCCATGGTGGTGTTATTACATCGAACATTCCATAGCCGTTTACGTAGACTAATCCTGGGTTTATCTCTTTTGACTGTGCTCCATCAATACCGCTTTTTCCAGCAAGTGCTGCAGTTGTGTATTGTGTAGTTGGCTCAACCATCTTGGTTGAAAGTCTGTTTGTTCTTCTTTTAAAGTTTGAATCTAAACCATCTAAAGTTTTTAGTGTTTCCCAGTTGCCATTAAATGGATCTGACTTTGCAAATGTATCGTCTTTCTTTGCTGCTTCGTCAATTCTTGCACCGATTTCGTACTCATTTTCTTGCATGACTACTCCTCATCCCCATACTTAGCAATTGTATCTTTTGCTGCTTGAACGGCTCCTAGATCATTTAGTGAAGGAATAAGTCCAGCCTTTAGGCGATCAACTTGTTCCGAATATTCTTCTTCAGAAACTCTTGTTAGTCCTGGAACAAATACACATGTTCCATCTCCTGGATCACCGTAATGCATTGCAGTCTTTTTTAATTCTGCCATTCTGGAAATGTCATTCTTGTCTGAGGGAATGTTGAGTACAGAACCATTTCCGTCTGTAAACCACTTACCATTAGCCTTCTTGTATACATAAAGACCCCAGTCGTAATTCTTTTCAATTACCTGTCGTCTAACATTTTTTACAATTGGTTGACCAGTTTTTGGGTCTATTAGTGAATCCATAACTATAAGTATACCATATTAAACTGGATCAACTACTATTTGGTTCCAACCTACATCCGAGTATCCAGTGTACTTATAATTTCCAAACCTCAAAACCTTTTCATCGTCTATAATAATCTTATTAGTTCCTGTATAACTCTTATAAACTTCGGATGGGCTTACCCCATAATAACTTGTTTCTGACAAAACAAGCACCTTGTTCCAATTAAAAGAGCCTGTATTCCAAAATTTCCAGTCTAATTGGGATGATTTAAGAACTTTAACCCTAAACCAAGGTCTTTCAGAAACATTCTGAACCTCTTGTAGATTTGTTGATTGATAAAAAGATATATTATTGAACAATAGTGGACCAGTAAGTCTGATCGCCCCCTCAAAATACGAAAAGTCTAAACTATCTGCAAAACTAATACCCAAAAATCCCCAATCCTGAAGACTTACAACTGGCTCTTTTACAATTCTTCCATTCCAATAAAATCCTATTCCATTTTGAATTAAACCAGTCTTTGTATCAATAGCATAAATTTTTGCTCGTCTTCCGCTTGGATCACATGCTACAAGATAGAATTTAATATAAGAGCCTTTACTTTCTATTTCAAAAATTTCTGTTGGTGCGTATGGGAAATAGTCTCCATCAAATCTAATAGCAAGTTGCATAGCAATAACCTTAAACCCATCAGCCCTACTTGAATTAACTGGTATAGCAAGCCCTCTGTTTACTAGAGGGTCATAAGTTCCTTTTAACTGGATACCGCTAGTTTTTGTTAAATATAAATATGGAGAAGATGCATTATAAATTGAAAAAGGATTGTTATTTTTAAAATTATAATAAATTCCAGTTTTTGTATATGGATATAGGGGAGTTCCAAATCTAGTTCCAATAGGGCTTGCATCTGAATCATTAAAAGATTGTGAAGAATACGACATGTTTTTAATACTTACGTTATTTGTTTCAGAATTTTTTATATTAATATCTATATGTGTTACTATTGATAAGTCATTAAAATCAACTCCAGATGGAGGATAAATAATCATATTGTCTACAACCTCATACTTTGTTGTCATCCAGTCTGATCCTGGTATAAGCACACCATCTCTTGAAGGTCTTTCTGTTTTAATAAAATATTGAGCAGTTGCATTTGCACCAAGTTCGGTATATTGAAATGTTACATAAGTTTTTACAAGTGCACCATCTGTATCATATTTGTAATCTTTTGCAATTTTATTTTTTAAATCTTCGTAATCATTGTATCCAGTAAATAAGTAATTATCTAATGACGCATAGGTTCTTTGCACTGGAACACCATACTCGTTAGCAAGATCTGCATAAGTCCAAGAAATTGCATCTGTTTCTATTGCAATTGTTTTTGTTGGTATTGGATAATTAATATTAAACTGGATAAAGTCAAGATCAAAGTATTGATCTCCTCTTTTATCAAAAACAGATTCTGCAAAGTATGTCAAAGGAATATTATCTTCCCAGTAAGCATTTGATGCAACAGAGAGAGTATACTTATCAAACAAAATATCAGGAACTAAAGTATAACTTGCAGTATGCTCAATCAAAAAGTCTTCTTCTAAAAGAACTACCCCTCCACCAGAAACGGCTCCTAAAACAGTGTCAGTTGTTCCTCCATATGGTGGCAAAGATGTAGTGTCAATTCCTCCATCAATATCTATAGATTGATCATTCAGATAGGCAAAAAATAAATCTTCATTTAGTTTTGGTATGCCAATTTCATTAAATAAATTTTTAATTTTTTGAAAATTATGATTTGTTGAAAATCCAACATTATAAATTTTTCCAGTGAATTGTTGTGTGTTAGTTTTATCACCACCAACATACAATCTTAGATCTCCTAGAGATCCAAAAAAGTCAGATGCAGGATTACCAAAAATTTCTACAAACTTAGGAATATTAACTCCTGCTTCAAAAAATTCATTTGGACTTAACACCTCAGAAGAACAAAGAATTTTAGATTGTCCGTTTATATTTATAATATATTTTAAAATATTATTTTCTACTTGTATTTTAAAATAATTGGAAGTGTTTTCTTTTTCAATTTTAAAAAGTATTTGTGGTGTTGTTGCATTATTTTTTAATTGAAAGCATCCATAAAATGCTGAAACTGGTGTTTTTAAGAAATCAAAATTTTCAAAGAATAAGTATCCAAAAACAGAACTCCAAGAAGAGTTTGGTCTAAATGAAAAATATTCTTTAGTGTCATAGAAAAAACTAGAACTATCTTCTACTTGATTAGAAACTTTATTGTCTTGAAATAACTCTGACTTTGTTTTAGACGAAAGAACAAGTTCTGGAAGTGGATGAGATATTACAGAAATAGACTTATTAAGTGTTGATATATTATCGCCAAACCCTTGACCCCAAGAACCAGTTTTTGGATAAGAGTAGTTTGCTGTATAGTCTGCAAATGAATAATCAATTGCAACAGATGTTCCGCTATAAGATGTATTAATATTTTCTGGAATTTCAACTCCTTGACCAAAAACATATCTTCTTTTTGCAACCTGAGTAGCAACTAAATATGGGTAAATTCCAACACAATCTATATCTATGGGAGAAACATCATCATAGGCATAAAACCCTATCCAGTCTTGATCTTTGCCATTATTTAATTTTGAAGGTAGGTTTGCCAACTCTTGTGAATACGGAACAGAAACTACTTCATCGCCATTAATTAAAAGAGATGCGCTATCTTTTCCAATTTTTAAATGAACGAGCATAGGTCTTGTCCACTCGCCTATATAATTTGTTTTGTATTCTGTTCCAATTTTTAATCCTATTGATGGACCATCTACATATACTCCGTCAGAAGATCCTATTGGCCCAATAATTTTTTTAGTTTCATTTGTGTAAGAATTTACTCTTAACCAGGTTTCTAATGTATACTCTCTATATTGTCCAGACTTATTTAGCATTCCAACACCAGGAATAATTAAAGATGGTAGATTAGAATTGCTATAAAGAGTTGTATGTCCAGGTGTTCCATATACTAAAGGTATGCCAGAATTTTTTGCTTTTAGCATATTGTTTGCAGCAAGATAATAACCATTCAACTCTTGAAGACCGTAGCATCGTGCAACAACACCCTTTTGTGGTGCTATAGATATGTTTGATGGAATGTCTATCAAGTTAGTTCCTAAAGATGTTGAAGAAAATTCTTCTGACCATTGTCCAAAAGTTATTCCGTTAACTCTAAAGGAATTTTCTGTTTCTGAACTTCCAACAAAATTAATTTTAATAACAAGTTTAATTCCTGATTTATTTTTAGGAGCATCAAATGTTTCTGATATAAAGATCCAACTATTATTTATTACTGTATCAAAACTTTTTAAATAAAGTACATCTTGACCACTTGTAGTATCTTTTTGCTGGTATCCTATTTCAAAACCAGATATATAAGGACTTTCTGAGTATAGATAAGCACCTACAGAAAATGTTCTGAGATATGTATTTAAATCAGATGAGTCTATTATTTCTTTGCTTCTTAGAATTACTGATGAATTTTGATTAGGTGTTGTATTTGCTATAACTCTTCCAACATAACTACCTGGAAATGGCTCTCCCAATGATTGGCTAAAGTTGTTGGCAACCCCACCAATGATGTCCCATTTTGTAGAATCAGAAAGAACTCTCTGTTGTTCTGAAATTAAAGAAATGTAGTCAGCATTATCATCTAAAGCCCAGAGGCCAGTTGGATGCTCGGCGAAGACTTTTTCTGCATACAGGTTTGATGGAGTAGACATTATAAGTCTATTTTACCACAGAAGACTACTTGTTTACTTTAATTTCGCAGTAGTCTGTAGTGCAGTACATCTCTCCTTGAGCCTCAAGATTTTCTGCTCCATCATAAATAGCAGCAAAATCAATGTGCTTCAATTTACCAACATACGACTCATATTCTTCTTCAGTAATCTGAGTGTATGGCTGTTGTGGGTAAACAGTGTTTCCCATTGGTAGGAATGATACTGCCTTTAGTTGTCCTTCGTACATGTGTAGTGCTGGAACAACATGCTTTGACTCAGTTTCCTTATCAAATGAAAGTGTTACAGAAACACCATTATCAGACCAATACTTTTGAGCAGTTGCAGCAAGTGCAATCTTTTCAAATAGTGTTACATCTTTTTCAGATCTTGGATGGCCTGACTTGATTGGGAAGTAAACTACTGATGTATTTGCTGATACTACGTCATCTTCAATTGTATACCCTGCTGCTTTAAATAAGTGCATCATTGGATCTGTATTTCCAAATCTAACTGCACGAAGGAAGAAGTTTCCTCCAGGACCCCAGTGAACTCCAGGAGTTGCACCAGAAAGTATTGAAACTGATCCTGATGGCTTAACTGTTGTTACACGAATTGATTCACGAACACAAAGCCATTCTGAATACTGGTGGTCATAGTGACGAATTTTATTGTATCCTTCATCCATCCACTCACGAACAATAGGCAAACCCTTTTGATCTGCAAATGACGCAATACCAGTAAGAGATGTACCAATACGACGGTTGCGCTGCATGATACCGTTTGTTTGTGGCCAGTGAGTTGGAACAAGTGTTACAGTCTTTCCATAAAGGTATGCAAACTTCAAGGTACGCAGGAAGTCTTCCTTAGACTCATGACGATTCAAGTGCACTTCTACAAGTGTACATAGTTCATATGATTCCAATGGCTGCTCCGCACATGGGTTAAATCCCATCACA